CGAATGGACGAGTAGTTCACGCCTGTAAGGTCACCGGTCAACTGCTCGTAGGTGACGCCGATGGCAGCGGCGACCGCGCGGAACTGCGTGCGCAGGAACTCGCCATACGAACCACCGACGTCGGCTGGGTCGGAGAACTTGATGTCCTCACCGGGCTCCAATATCTGCAAGGTGCCCGGCTCCAGACCGGCCAGCGCGATGCCATCGCCATCAGCAGCACCTTCGCCCATCAGGTTGTCCTCCGGGTTCTGCCGGGTCACGAACCCGGCGAACATCGCGGCGGTCTTCTTGCGCACAAGTTCGGCGTCGTCGTACTGGTCGAGTTCGTTGAGCTTGACCAGGGCTCGCGACAACCACGGCTCACCCCGGATCTGGCCGGGACGCAGGACGCGGAACAGGTGGATGATTTCCTTCGCATCGATGCGCACCGTGTCCATCCCGCCCTGGCCCGACATCGGAGCCAGCCGACCGTCTTCTGGGTGCGAGCGGTACAGGTGGTAAGCGACGCGCCGCCCGAGGCTGTCGAATTCGATGCCAGAGCGCACCACGTTGCCCGAAGGCAGATCGAGGTTGAGGCTGATCGGCAGATGCTCGGGCTCCAGCAACTGAAGCTGTAGAGGAACGACCAGTCCGTCCTCCGGTCGGCGCGGGCGCAGCCGAATCAGGCATTCACCGCCTTCGAGCATCGCGCGACATGCCAGTGCCTGTAGTCCGTAGAAATCGGTCTGACCTGCGGCGTCGGCTTCCTCCGTCCAGTCACGCCACAGCGCCTGCACGTCGGTCTTGAAGCGCTCGTCTGCTGCCAGACTCTGCGGCTTGATGCCGGTGCCGACCGCGTTGGACACGAAAGCCTCAATCCCGGCTTGCGCCCAGGCGTTGCGGCGCACGAGGTCGCGGCTCTTGATTCGCAGTTCGGTGTTGGTCGCCAGCATCGCGGCGACCGCGCCCGGGTTGCCGGGCATCCAAGCCAACGAGCGGCGACCACGGCCAGCCGCTTCGTGGACGGGTGGCTGGCCGAACAGGCTTAGGATCTTCGAATACCAGGCCATCAAAACCCCTTCGAGGTCGTGACCCGGATCTGGCGCGGCGCACCCGGCCACAGCCCAGTGGCTGCTGCCTGCTCCAGGATGCCGCGCTTGACTTCGCGGATCGCAGCTTTCAGTTCATCGACCGAGCGGTACTCGACCGTCTTATCGCCGAAGCTGACGCGGTGTTCGCCCTTGGCGAGCGCGGTCTCCAGTGCCTGGAGTTGGGCTTCTGTGTAGGCCATCAGCGGTACACCACGAGGTTGATTTCAGAGGAGTCGTCAAACGACGACGCGGCCGTCGCACACGAGACGTCGACGTACTGCGCGGTCTTGAGGTCGGAGCTGGCACGTACCAGGGCCACGCGCTGCTGGCCGGTGTTGGTGCTGCTGCGGGCGAGCGCCGTCCAGCAGTAATTCGCATCCGGCATCGCTACCGCGAAATGCACGCGGTACCGGCCCGCCGCCGTGCGCACCACGCTGGCGACGTTGTGCGCGCTGGCGATCACGACCTGACCGCCCACGTAGCCGAAGCTGACCCACACCCGGGCAATGCCGGGATGCGTGGCGTCGATCTTGGTTTTGACCTCGAAGCCGATGCGCGCCGCCAAAGCGGCGATGCTGGAAGCGAGGCTCATCAGGCCAGCGCGCCGTCGAAGATCACGACGAAGTCGGTATCGGTATTACCAACGTCGCTGGCCGCGACCGCCCCGATGTTGGTTCGGGCCTGCAGCTGCTCGGCCACCGTCAAGGTCTGCGCCGCGTCGAAGCGGACACGGAGATTGACCGCAGCCAGAATCGCATCCAGACCGCTGGTGCCGTTCTGCAGCGCCTGCTGGATTTCCACCAGGGTGTCGTAGGCGGCGTCTGCACCACCCAGAATATCGGCCTTGAGCGCGTCCAGCAGCGACACGATCTTGTTCGACGAGTAGGTGCTGGTGGTGGCGATCTGGTTGTCGTCGATGGCCATCGCGGACAAAACCGCCGCCTTCAGCTCGTTGATGGCGGCGACCAGGCTCGACTTGTCGTTGGTGGACAGGCTGGCCAGACTGCCTGCCGTCGCGCGGACGTCGTTGAACTCCTGGGCAACCCGGATGACCAGGCTCTCGATACGGGTGGCAAGACTCATGAAAACTCCTCTGAAAATCAGGACAACCAGCGGCTCTTGATGACGCGCCGCCGTGGTGGGGTTGCAGAAACAGAGAGGCCACCTCGTTGGGTGGCCTCGTCTGGGTCGAATGCTTGAATCGGGGGCGGCTCATTCGGTGGCCGTTCCATCCCGAGTTGGCGCTCCAGTTCGCGCCAGTGGCGTTCCTCGAAGCGATCCAGGCCCGCCGCCGATGCGGCCGCCCGGGCGTACACGTAGCAGTCAAGCGCTTCATTGCGCTCGCGCATCTTTTGCCACTCGCGCACCGGAAAGCCGTTGCGGTCGCGGCGGGTAATCAATTGCTCGGCGCAGAGCTGCTGGATGAACTCCGCATCGATCTTGGGCAGGTGGACGAACCCCGTCGGGTAGACGGTGGTCACGCCGTCCTCGCTGACATCTGTGCCCTTGCGAAGGTTGTTGTAGAACTCCAGCTTGGCGATGCCCACGGCGACCGAATACACCTTGATGCCCCGGCGCAGCTTCTTGCCGCCCTGCGAGATATCAACGGCAGTCGGCGTACCAATCAGCGCGGCCCCGCGCGGCACGCCTTTCACAGGCATCACACGCGGGTCGCGGCAGGCGCGCACGAAGGCGTAGGCCTCCTGCGTCGCAAAGCCGGTGTCCAGGGCGAAACGGGCCAGCGGCATCGCCGCGCCCGAGGCGTGCGTCCAGTTCTCAGCGATCAATTCGGCCAGTCGCTTCCAGACGGCGTCGCGGGCGGTGTCACCCATCAGCACCCGGTGCTCCACCAACCAAGACTCCTTGCCGCGCCCGAAGGCCCAGATGGACGCCTCGATGCGATCCTTCTGCACGTCGGCAGCACCCACCAGGAGCAATCCGCCCGGTGGCACCGTACCGATCCGGTAGTCCTCGCGGCGTTCGACCAGCCTTTGCCAGTCGGGTGCTTCGCCTTCCTCGACCCAGGTTTCACCCAGTTCGGTGTTCTTGAAGGTCTTGATGGCAGCCGCCGAACCCGATTCCTTGTTGACAGAGCTTTCCCACGCGGCGGCAATGTCGCGCCAACCGCGCCAGCCAACCGGGCTGTAAAGCGACGATAGGTGAAACCCCGCTGTCTTGCCCGTGCCGTCGCTGATCATCGCGCGCCACTCACCGTACTCCAGCATCCAGGTCTTGTGGTGCTCGGCAATCGGCTCATCGCAGGACTCGCAGATGTAAGCTGCCGTGTCCGGTTGTCCCTTTTCCCATCGCAACTGCTCGAATCGCAGCCACTGGCGATGCGAGCAATGCGGACACGGCACGAAGTAGCGACGTTGGTCACTGGCCTCGTACTCGCGTTCGATGGCGCTTGCCCCCGAGATTGTCGGCGTCGACACGATGAAGATCTTGCGCCGGGCAAAGGTTCGCGTGCGCGCCTCCGCCAGCGAGATTGCGTCGCCTTCACCCTCGACGTCCAGTGGATAGCCGTCTACCTCGTCGAGGAACAGGTACCGCACCGGCATCGAGCGCAGTCCGACCGCGCTGTTGGCCCCGGTCATCACCAGGACGCCACCCCGGAACTCCTTGGCCAGGATGGTGTTGCCCGAGTCGCGTGACCGTGCCGGGGAGATCAGTTCGCTCAGCGCCGCCGACTCCTCGATCAGCGGATCGATCCGCTGCTTGGAATTGCGCTTGGCCATATCCACCGTCGGCCACACAGCCATCATCGGCCCCGGCGCGTGGTGGATCACGTAGCCGATCCAGTTCGAACCCATCTCGGTAGCACCGAGCTGTGCGGCCTTCATGAACACCACGCGCTCGACCGGCGAGGTCGGCGACAGGCAGTCCATGATGGCCTTCAGGTACGGCGTGCGGCTGGTGCGCCAGCGACCGGGCTCGGCCGAGGCCTTGCTGGACAGCATCCTGTGCCGATCCGACCATTCGGACACCGAGAGCAGAGGATCAGGTGTTAGCCCTTCACGCCACGCGCGCTCGATTTCGGCAGCGCCTTCGTATTCAACATCCAGCATCAGTCCACCCGGGGCCGCAGTTCGCCCAGCTCCTGCAGATGCTCACGTACCGCCGCCTCCAGGGCGACGTGCATCGTGTGCGGATCGAGATTGAGCTTGGCCGCCATCTGCGCCGAAATGCGCGCGGGCCAGTTCAGCCACGCATCGCGCTCGGAGCGCGCCAGCTTGAAAACGTGGGCGATGGCCTGCGGCCGATCCACCAGCTCGCCCTTCAGTCGGGCCAGACGCACCTTGTTGGTCTGGGCCTTGACCACCTCGTTGACCGTGCGCGCCTGAAGCAAGGACGCGCCGCCAGCAGGTAGGGCCGCAGGCCCGTCGCTACTGCCCTCCGGCACGGCGACCTTGGCTGCCTTTGCTCGCGTTCCGGCCTTCGGCACATCGGAGTTGCGAGCCCACTCACGGTCAGCACGGTCGGCATCAATGGTGCCGTCAGCTTCCGGCGTGATCCGACCTGCGCGAATTGCCTTGTGAACAGCGGTGTCGGTCACACCACGGTGACGGGCGTAAGCGCGAATCGAAATGCCCATTTTGAAAACCGGTTGCCCCTTCAATCATTTGTTCGTCATTCACTCGAAATCAGCTTGGCTTCTCTCTGGAACAGCGCGTTCATACGGACGTCATCAACACCATCAAAGGACGCAGCAATGAGCAAGTTCGAACAACTCCTGACCCAGATCGCACAAAACAAGCTGGGCATCGAAACCCTGGAAACCCGCAAGTCAGACAGCCTCGACTTCCACGACGTGGCGGTCTGGTGCCTGCGCGACGCCCTGGAGGCCGCGTTCAACGCAGGCGTCGAACAAGGCCGCAAGGCGGCGAAGTCGGACAAGGCCAACAGCTGATCAAGAACCTTCGAAGCCAAGCAGAAAACGCTTGGCTTCACTCCCGAACAGCGCGTTCATCACGTCACCCCATCAACCCCTCGCACAAGGAGAAGCAAATGACCACCACCCAACTGACACCCGCCCAGCACGCGATCCTCGCCTACGCCCTCGAACACACTGGCGGCAAGATCGATTGGTTCCCCGAAAACATCAAAGGCGGCGCACGCAAGAAAGTGCTCGACGGCCTGTTCAACCGCGCCTTGATTACCTCCGACGGCACCCACTGGTTCGTTGCCGCCGAGGGCTACGACGCGATGGGTCGCGACCGACCTGCTCCTGCGCCATTGACCGCCGACTCCGAACTCGACGCAGCCGTGACGGCAGCCGAGGCCACGTGGGCGCAAGAAAAGGCGGCCGCCAAACCTCGCACCCGCGAGAACAGCAAGCAGGCCACGGTGATCCAGATGCTGCAGCGCCCCGAAGGGGCAACGGTGCAGCAGATCTGCCAGACCACCGGCTGGCAGGCGCACACGGTGCGCGGCACCTTTGCCGGGGCCTTCAAGAAGAAGCTCGGCCTGACCATCGTCTCGGACAAGGCCCAAGGTGGCGAGCGGGTCTACCGGATCGCCGCAGAAGCCTGATCGCCACGCCAACACCCAGGAGAACATCCATGAGCACCATGACCATCACCATCGAACGCACGCCTCGCACCCTGCAGCTTGGCGACACCACCTTGCAGGTCGAGGAGTTGAGCGTCCGATTGCCGTTTGCCCGCAAGCCTGCCGACTTGGACGAAGTTGGCGGCCTGGGTCAGACCAAGGTCTACGTCACCGAGACCAGGGAACTGACCGTCGACCAGTTCGATGCCTTTGCCCGCAGCCTGTTGGTATCGCGCGACTGGCTGCGTGGCAAAGGTGGCGGCACCGGCGACGGCTATCTTTGCGTCGAGGTCACTGCACCGGGTCGCCCCTACCTTTATGTGAATCCAGAGGGCGGCGACTACGCCCGCTACGTGGCCCGTCTTGGGTGATCTAAATAGATTGAGAAAGAAGCCAAGAACAGCTTGGCTTCTCAATCGAACAGCGCGTTACTACGGGTGTCGCAACGATCAACCCCAAGGAGCAGAAATGAACACCAACCAAACGATCCCTGCCACCCAGAACGAAGCCTGGGGCTTTTGGGGCACGCTGAACGAACACGCCAGCACCGCGTGGCCCCTGGCGATGACCGCCATCTCGGACGCCACCAGCCAGCCCCTCGAATCAGTCCGGGTCTTCCTCGACAGCCGCCACGGACGCCACTTTGCCGACGATGTGCAAAACGGGCTGTACCGGGGCCAGACCCTGGCGGACGCGATCAACGCCGCCACCCAACAATGGATGGGCTGGACGATTGGCCGCCAGACCAGCAAGCAGTACGGCATCCCGCGCGGCCTGCCTTACCTGACGGGCTTTGTGATTCACTGCGAGATCGCCGAGGAGTCGCTCGTCGCCTGATCATCGAACAGCGCGCCATCCGACTCGCGGGTGGCTTGCTTGCCAGTCCATTCCTGCCAGCGCCGCACGATCACGTCCACATACTTAGGGTCGAGTTCGATCAGCCGTGCCAGCCGCCCTGACTTTTCGGCGGCAATCAGAGTCGTGCCGGAGCCGCCGAACGGGTCGAGCACCACGTTGCCAGGGCGGCTTGAATTGCGGATCGCGCGTTCCACCAACTCCACCGGCTTCATCGTCGGGTGCAGGTCGTTCTTCTGCGGCTTCTTGATGTTCCATACATCGCCCTGGTCGCGGTCGCCGCACCAGTGGCGCTGGGCACCCTCTGGCCATCCGTACAGGATCGGCTCGTACTGGCGCTGGTAATCGGCACGGCCCAGCGTGAAGGTGTTCTTGGCCCAGATGATGAACGTCGACCACTTGCCACCGGCGGCGCGGAATGCGGCCTGCAGTACATCCAGTTCGCTGGACGACATCGCCACGTAGATCCCGCCCCGGCAATGCGCGATGGTCGGCGTCAGCGCCGCCAACAGGAAGTCGTAGAAGCCGTCGCCGAGGTTGTCGTTCAGGATCGCGCGGTCCTTGCCACGCATCTTGTCCTTGGCGCTGTTGGCGTAATTCACGTTGTACGGCGGGTCGGTGAACACCATGTCGACCTGCTCGCCATCGAGAAGCCTATCGTAGCTCTCAGTCACGGTGGAGTCCCCGCACAGCAGCCGGTGGCCGCCAAGCGACCAGACATCACCCGGACGAGAGATCGGCGTCTCCGACAACTCGGGCACGGCGTCGTCATCGGTTTCGCCTTCGCCATCCGGCTCGTCGCCCGCCATCAATTCGGCCAGCGCATCTGCATCAAAGCCGGTCAGCGACACGTCGAAGTCGTCGTCCTGCAGTGATGCGATCTCGATGCGCAGCATCGCGTCGTCCCAGCCCGCGTTCTCGGCGATGCGGTTGTCCGCGATCACCAGTGCTCGGCGCTGGGTCGCACTCAGATGATCGAGCACCACCACCGGCACCACCGCCAGCCCAAGCTTCTGCGCAGCAGCAAGCCGTCCGTGACCGGCGACGATCACGCCATCGCTGCCCGCCAGGATCGGATTGGTGAATCCGAACTCGGCAATTGACGCGGCGATTTGCGCCACCTGATCGTCCGAGTGAGTACGCGCGTTGCGGGCATAGGGCAGCAGCTTGGCAGTCGGCCACTGTTCGATCTTGTCGGCAAACCAGGAGGCGGTCATTGCTCTACCTCCGTGGTGGCCTGACGTTCATTGACCACCTCGTCGAAG